GTCCGGTGTTGCCCGTAAATTCATGCTGATGGATGCCACTATCAAGGCGAGTGAGAACATGGAAACATTCGGTCCGGTCGTACAACGTTGTGTGTCGGTCGTGTTGGCCGGGATATGCAATATTACCAACATCAAGTATCGTTCTCAATTGGTGAACAACCTGATCGATGTGGAATTTGGTTCTATTTTGCCGGAAGATCTGTCCGAGACATTGCAAACTCTGTCCCTTGCCAATGGAGGTAAACCGATCAACGCCCAACGCACGGTTACGGCTCATTCTCCTTTGACGGAAGACTTGGATGAAGAAATGAAGCTGATGGAGGAAGAGGAAGATACAGCAGCGCAACGCAATAATATGATCGGCTTAACAATGGGATATGGAGAATGAAAGAACTATCATTTCATGAGCGACAATTCCTGCAATGTCTGTTCCGGCAACAAGGTAGCATAAAGTATTCGTTTG